CAAAAAGCCAAATCAAGGTAATATATAATAAAGGTTATTTGTTTCTGTGGCACAATCGACAGTTAAATTAATAGTTGATGCACAGAACGCAATCGCACCATTAAAAAGAGTTAATGAACAAACTAAGGCTTTAAGTAGTAGCACAGATAAATTAAAAGGCAGATTAGATAGAAGTAATAGATCACTTAAAAACACAGGCAGGGCAGCTAAGACGGCAAGTGCTGGTGTTGGAACTTTAACAAAAGCATTTGCACCACTACTAGCTGCGGTTTCAGTTCTTGGTGCAGCAAGATTTGTATTTGTAAAAACTGCTGAACTTGAAACTCAAAGAGCAAGTCTTGAACAACTTACAGGTTCATTAGAAAAAACTAATAAAATTATTAAAGATTTACAAGATTTCGGTGCTGTAACACCTTTTACAAGTAGTGAGTTAATAGAGCAAACAAAAAGATTAAAAGCCTTTGGTTTTGAAACTGAAGAGCTTGTAGATACAACAAAAAGACTTGCAGACGTGGCTGGTGCTACTGGTGCTGACCTAACAGGAATTGCAACAGCATTTGGACAAATCAGAGCAAAAGGTAAGCTACAGCAAGAGGAAAATTTACAGTTATTGGAAAGAGGAGTAAATATTACTGATGAACTTAAAAAAATAACAAAATTGCAAGGTGATGAATTTGAATCTGCAATGCGAAAAGGTAAAATTGGGGCTGATGCTGTTAATCAAGCTTTAATAAATTTAACCAGTCAAGGTGGTATTTTTGCTGGTGGTGCAACAAAACAAGCAGACACCTTAAATGGAAAATTATCAACTTTGCAAGATACCATTGATACTTTGGCAAGAACTATTGGCACAGAATTAGAAGGTGAAATAAAAGATGTTTTAGATTTTAGTATTACAGCAGTCAAAACAATAAATGAATTATTTAAAAATATTGGTCTTTTAAAAAAATTTATTGACATTACCAATCCATTTCAACAACTAAGAATTTTAAAAAAACAACTTGAAACCCAAAAAGACATTAATAAAACTGCTGAAGATACAAAAGATACATCTAAAAAAACTAAACAAGAAACACAAGAAACAACTCTTGCTTTTGAAAAAATGATCACACCTACTGATCTTTTAAATCAAAATCTTGGTCAAACAAATTTTTTTGTTAGTTCTATAGATAGTAAAACTTTGAAATTATCTGAAAGTTTTGTAAAAATTTCAAGTGAAGCAGACCAACTTGGACAAAAGTTTATGGAGATTGGTCAGGCTGTAGAGCAAGGAATTGTTTCAAACCTTACTGATGCCGTAATGCGAACACAGACACTTGCACAGGCAGCAGTGAATGTATTAAATCAACTTAAAAGAAAACTTGTAGAGGTTGCAATACAAAGGGCTGTTTCTGGAATAGGGAATAGAGTTGGTGGATTTTTAGGTGGTTTGTTTGGTGGTAGAGGTGGCGGAGGCGGAGGTGGTCTTGTTGGAAATACTGCGTCTAGCTTTTTAGGTGGTGTTGCAAATCCTTTTGCAAGAGCAAATGGTGGCCCTGTTTCTGCTGGTGGTGCTTTTGTAGTTGGTGAGAAAGGCCCAGAATTATTACAGATGGGTTCAAGAGGTGGAAATATTATTCCAAACAACCAACTTGGAGGAGGTACAACTAACATTGTGAATGTATCTGTAGATGCGTCTGGTTCTGCTGTATCAGGTAACAATCAAGATGCACAGGCACTAGGTAATGTAATAGGTGCTGCTATTCGTGCAGAACTTATTAAAGAAAAACGTGCAGGGGGTTTACTAAGTAGGTAATGGCAACTTTTCCATCAATCCAGCCAACATATTCTGGCTTTAGAAAAACAAGTTCACCAAAGGTAAGGACAACAGCTTTAGGTGATGGCTACCAGTTTAGAGCTTTATTTGGCCTTCCTTTAACACAAGATCCAAAAATATATGACTTGACTTTTGTAGTGTCTGAAGAACAATCAGATATAATAGAGGCTTTTTTAAGAAGTAGGGTTAATGACCAAGAAAGTTTTGACTTCACCCCACCAGCCGAAGGCTTTACAAAAACAGGAACTTATTCACAGTCATCATCTACTACTGTGACAATTACTATTTCAAATCATGGTCTTGCTATCGGTGATGTCGTGACTATTGACTATACATCTGGCTCTGCTGTTGATGGTTCTTTTGTTATTGGAACAACGGCTGATGATAACACTTTCACTGTGACGGCTGCTGCCAGTGCAACTAACTCAGGAAATGTTTCTGTAACTTTATCTGGTGCTGGTAAATTTATCTGCAAAACTTGGTCAAAACAGATTCCATATAACAACAGGTCTATAATTACAACAACATTTGAGGAGGTATTTGAACCATAAATGGCAATTCCTACCGCAGAACTTCAATCTTTATCTAATAAATCAATAATAGAGTTGTATTCAATAACTCTTGTTTCTGCATTGCATGGTTCAACAAATGTAAGCCGCTTTCATTCTGGTGTAGGCATGAATAGTAACGCTTCAATAATATGGCAGGGCAACACATACGATAAATTTCCAATTATTGCTGAAGGGTTTGAATACACAGGAAAAGGAACGCTGCCAAGACCTACTTTAACAGTCTCAAATATTCTTGGAACTATTACAGCATTGATGGCAACCGCAAACGCTACAACACCATTTAATGACTTGCAGGGTGCAAAATTTATAAGACATAGAACAATGGCTCAGTTTTTAGATGCTGCAAACTTTCCATCAAATCAGAATCCTTTTGGCACTCCATCAAGCACGACAGAATTACCACAAGAAATATATTTTATTGATAGAAAAGTTGTAGAAAATAGAGAAATCGTTCAATTTGAATTAGCTAGTGTTCTTGATTTAAATAATATTCGTTGTCCTAAATTACAAGTGACTAGAAAAGATTTTCCCTCTGTTGGTACTTTTGTAAACGCATGAACTGGAAAGAGCAAGCTGCTATACACGCTGATAAAGAGGCTCCTAAAGAATCTTGTGGTTTGTTGGCTATTATTAAAGGCAAAGAAACTTATTGGCCTTGTAAAAACCTTTCAGAGTCACCAGATGAGTTTTTTGTTATAGATCCAGATAATTGGGCAGACTGTGAAGATCAAGGAGAACTTATAGGAATAATTCATTCTCATGTTTATGGTTCTGCCTTACCATCTGAGGCTGATAAAGCATCTTGTGAGCATCTTGGTTTACCTTTTTATATTTATAGTGTTGAGCAAAAAAATTGGATTGATTTTGAGCCATCTGGTTACACATCTGGTTTATATGGTCGTACATGGATTTGGGGCAAGCATGATTGTTGGAGTTTAGTAACAGATTATTTTTTAGACAAAAAACAAATAAATTTAAAATTTTGGGAAAGACCTAAAAGTATAAAAACTTTCTGCGAAAATCCATATTTTGAAAAAGTTTTAACTGGTTCTGGATTTAAAGAAGTTTCCAAAGATAATATTATTAATGATGATGTTTTGCTTATGCAAGGGCCAGATGAAAAGTTAAATCATGTTGCTTTGTATATTGGCGATCAAACAATATTGCATCACAATATAAGGCAGTTGAGTTGTAGAGAATTATATGATTTAAGATATATAGAGGCCACAAAAAAGGTTTATAGATATGAAGCTTAAAAAAATAAAAGTTTATGGCAGATTAAGAAAGTTTTTAGGGCAGTCATATTTTGAAGCGGCTGTTACAAGTCCAAAACAGGCATTTCATTTTTTGATTGCAAACTTTCCAGAGGTTGAAAATCACATGATGAATCAGTTGTATAAAATAAAAATGGGTGGTATGGATATTACAGAGGATTTATTAAATTTGCAAAGTGATGATGATATACAGATAATTCCTGTTGCTGTGGGGTCTGTTAAAGCAGCGATTGGAGGAGCTTTATTAGGTGTAGGTTCTGGTGCTGTTTTGGGAGGGTTAACTGCTGGTTTTTTTGCAACTACAGTTGGTGGAATTGTTGCAAGTGGATTAACAGCTATTGGTACAAATATGTTAATAAACGAAGCTACAAACCTTCTTATGCCAAGACAAGATATACCAAGCGGTGTTATGGCTGATAGCTTTTCACAGAATGATCCTACATTTCAATCTTTTGGTTTTGGGTCAATACAAAACGTAGCAAGGGCTGGTGTTCCAATTCCAATAATATATGGAGAAGTTTTTACAGGTTCAGTTGTAATCAGTTCTGGTATTGATACTGTTCAAGTGGAGGGTACAACATAATGCCATTCGCAGCCGCATCAGGTATGTTTCCTGCTATTGCAGAACTTTTAGGTATTCCAGATCCAAATTTACCAAAAGATGCACTTCAGTCAAAGCAATTTCAAACGCTGATTGAATTATTAGGATCAGGAGAAATAGAAGGCTTTCCAAGTGCTACAGGTAGCAAAGGCTCAACTGAATACAACCAAAGTAGCCTTAAAGATGTCTTTCTTAACGGAACTCAGGTTTTACAACAAGCGGCTGGCACAAGTCCAAATGATGAGGATTTTAACTTTCAAAATATTTCTTTTGAGCCTAGATTTGGCACTTCTGATCAAACAGCGATTTCTGGTATATCAGAGACAGAATCAGAAACCAGCGTAGGTGTAACAGTAACACAATCAACACCAGTTTCAAGGCAGATAACAGATACAAATATTGATGCTGTAAGAGTAACTATTGGTTTTCCTACACTGCAAAAATTTGAAGATAATGGCGATATAAATGGTGCTGAAGTTGCTCTTACAATTCAAACTATAGAAAATGATGGCACAACAACAACTGTTATAACTGACACTGTAAAAGGAAGAACAGCTAGCACATATTTTAGGGATTATAAAATTAATCTTCCATCTGGCACAAGTTTCCCTGTCACTATCAGAGTAAATAGAACCACAGCAGACAGTACAGAAACCACACTGCAAGATAGTTTTCAATGGTCATCCTTTACAGAAATAATTAACGAATCAAGAGCCTATGCAAATTTTGCTCATGTAGCTTTACGTTTTGACGCTGAAACTTTCCCAAATCAGCCAAGACGTATGTACAGAATCAGAGGAACAAAGATAAAAATACCTCATAATGGAACAGTTAGGGCTGATGGATCTATTAGCTATAGCGGTACATTTAACGGAACTTTTAAAACAGATAAAGAATACTCTAATGATCCAGCGTGGGTCTTATATGATTTATTGACCACTTCAAAAGGTTTTGGAGATCATATTGCTGAATCATCATTAGATGTTTTTAGCTTTTTCTCTGCTAGTCAATACGCAAGTGAGCAAGTAGATGATGGAACTGGTACTGGAAACACGGAGGCCAGATTTTCTTGTAATGTGGTTCTTAATTCTCAAAGGGCTGCATACGATACTATTAATAATCTTGCCTCTGTTATGAGGGCAATGCCTTTTTACTCAGCAGGGGCAGTAAACATAAGTTGCGATAAACCCACAGACGCAAGCTATATCTACAATTTAAGTAATGTTTCTGAAGCTGGTTTTTCTTATTCAAGTGCAAGTAAAGACACAAAATACACTGTTGTTAATGTTTCCTACTTTGACAATGAGACTCAAGAGGTAGATTATGAGACTGTAGAAGATACAGCTTTACAGGCAAAATATGGCATAGTAACAAAAAATTTAAGTGGCTTTGCCTGCACATCAAGAGGTCAAGCGGCAAGACTTGGACGCTGGTTTTTATACACACAAAACAATGAAGCGGAAACAGTTACATTTACAGCATCATTAGAAAGCGGAACAATAGTCAGGGTTGGAACTGTGATAAATATTGCAGACCCTATGAGGGCAGGGGTAAGAAGGGGAGGAAGAATAAAAACAGGAGTCTCTACTACACAAATTATTGTTGACGATCAAAATAACACAGATTTGGCAACATCAGGATCAGCAACTCTAAGTGTTATTTTATCTGACGGCTCTTTGGAAACTAAGACAATAAGTGATATTACAGGTGCAACTATTACTGTAGATTCTGCATTTAGTTCAGTGCCACAAACTAATAGCGTTTGGGTGATAGAAAATACATCAGTTGAACTTCAAACATTTAGAGTTGTATCTGTTACAGAGCAAGAATTGTTAAATTATCAAATCGTTGCTGTTGTACATGACCCTAATAAATATGCTTTTGTGGAAGATGGCACAGCATTGCCAACAAGAACAATTACGACTTTAACTGCACTTAAAGACGCTCCAAGTGGTTTACAAGGAACAGAACAAATTGTTGTTTTAAATAATAGGGCTGTAAGTAAATTATTTATTCAATGGCAACCTGTAAACGGTGTAACTGAATATATGGTTCAATATAGATTTCAGAATGAAAACTTTATATCAGAACGTATTACAAGATCAGATTTTACAATTTTTGAAACTTTAAATGGTACTTATGAAGTAAGAGTTTTTAGTTATAACGCTCTTGGTAAACCAAGCACAAACCCATCAACGACAACATTCACCACTTTTGGGAAAACGGCTTTACCAGCAGATGTGCAGAATGTACAAATAGAACCTTTATCAGATCAGTTTGTTCGACTACGTTTTGACAAATCAACAGATGTTGACGTTATTCATGGTGGGAACGTAGTGATTCGTAGCTCTAACCTGACAACAGGTGCAACTTTTACAAATGCAGTTGATGTTATCCCAGAACTTTCTGGAAATATCAGCGAGTCAATTGTGCCAAATATTGTAAATGGAACTTATCTTCTTGCTTTTAGAGATGATGGTGGCCGACTTAGTTCAAATGCCGCATCAATAAAAAATATAAATACGAAACCTGATGTTTTTCCAAAACTTACAGTTTTAACAGATAGAGAAGATTTAGATAGTCCACCTTTTCAAGGTGTAAGGGATGATTGTTTTTTTTCTGATGAAGTTAATGGTTTAGTTTTAGGTTCTACTGTTTTACTTGATGATATAAGTGATTTTGATGCAATAGCAGATTTTGATTTTCTTGGTAATGTTGACTTTGTAACAGGTGGTCAATACTTTTTCAAATCAACTCTTGATCTTGGAGGAAAACAACCTTTAAAACTTCGCAGGCATTTCGTCACACAAGGTTTTTATCCAAACGATTTATTTGATAGTAGAACTGCCAATTTAGATGACTGGACTGATTTCGACTCCGCTACTGCATTTAATGTGAACGCAACTTTATCCGTTGCTACAACTGACTCTGATCCTGATTTGTCAGTATCGGCCACATATACAATTAATGATGGTTCTGGGGGTGCAGGCAGCATAATTACAATCACAAAAACATCACATGGTTATAGCGTAGGGAGTCTTGTAACTTTAGATTTCATTACTGGAACTGGTGTTGATGGTGATTATTTAATTGCTTCAGTGCCAAATGCAAACACTTTTATTTTAAACTCCGCAACTTCTTTAAATACAAGCGGGAACTGTACATATTCAGCAGAGTTTGAACCTTATCAAAAGTTTGTAAATGGCACATATATTGGAAGAGGATTTAAATTTAAATGTGATCTCTTATCGACTGATCCCGCACAATCAATTGAAATAGACCAACTTGGATATTTTGCAGAGCTAGACAGCAGAACAGAAACAAGTCTTGGTAATGCAGCCGCTTCAAGCGGTGGATTTATTGCAAGCGGTACTTCTACAAAATCAGTTACTTTTACAGATAGTTTTTTTACAGGCCAGTCAGGAACAAGTGTAGCTGCTAATTCTGTTTTACCTTCAATTGGAATAACAATAGAAAATGCTTCATCTGGTGATTTCTTTACTTTGTCAAATATCACTGGCACAGGTTTTGATATAGATATTAAAAATGGATCTAGTCATGTAAACAGAAACTTTAAATATGCTGCTACAGGCTTCGGGCGTGGTAGTTAATAGTGGTTTAGGATATACTTAGATAAAATTTTGGATTAGGAAATGGCACAACACGATTATGTAATAGATAACTCCACTGGAGCAAACGTCAGGGCTGATATAAATAATGCTTTATTAGCAATATCTTCAAATAACTCTGGATCTTCTGCACCTTCAACAACTTATGCACTGCAAAGTTTTGCTAATACAACAGATTCAATGTTGCAACTTAGAAACGCTGCAAATAACGCTTTTGTAAATTTAAGAAAATTTGATGGTACTTTGCCCTTGCCAGATGGGTCAGCCGCCTCGCCCTCACTATTTTTTGATGACGACACAAACACAGGCCTATTTAGTTCTGCTGCTGATACTTTTAACGTGGCTACTGGCGGTGTTGAAAGGATGGAATTAGGAACTACAACAATATTTAATGAAGATGGTGCTGATGTAGATTTTAGAATTGAAGGCAATGCACAAGCTAATTTATTTTTTATAGATGCAGGTGACAAGAGGATTGGAATATCTTCAGGCTCACCCATTGCAAGTTTACACGTTGTTGATTCAGGAACCAGTGGTGACGGCACAGTAGCTATTGGAGGAACTGGAACTAATGCATCTGCTACATTATTTTATGAAATAAGTGGAACTACATATTTAAGAATAAAAAATTTATATCGTGCTACAAGTTCTGCTGCTTACATTGAATATGATGCAGGTCATCACAGATTTACTACAGGCACTTCTGGTAATGAAGCTATGCGCCTTGACAGTGGGGGGAGGTTAGGTATTGGAACATCAAGTCCTAGTAGTTATAACTCTAGTATTGATGATTTAGTAATACAGGGGCCATCAAATCAAGGTATTACGATTGCTACAACAGATACTTCTAGTCTTTGTCAAATTGGTTTTGCAGATGGAACTTCTGGAGATGCTGCATTTAAAAGTTTGATTCGTTACGATCATGGTTCAGATGCTTTTGTTATTTTTTCAGGAGGCTTTACTGAACGTTTTCGTATAAATTCATCAGGGTTTTTTCAGTACAATAATGCAACTGATATAGGTGGTGTTTTTCAGCTAACAGCAAATGGCGTTACAAATTTATCTGGAAATAAACTAGCAAGATTTAATTTTAATTCCACTGGTGATGTCACTGCCATAGAAATGAGACATGCTAGAGGTGGTCTTTCTGGGTTTAATGGTAAAATGATATCTTTTACTGGTAACGATGGTACTGAAGAAGGATCAATAAATATTCATCTAGCTTCTGTTGCTTACAACACATCATCAGATTACAGATTGAAAGAAAATGAAGTTGCAATATCTGATGGGATTACAAAATTAAAACAACTAAAACCATATAGATTTAATTTCAAAAAAGACCCTGATGTAAAAGTTGATGGATTTTTTGCACATGAGGTTGCTCCTGTAGTGCCAGTTGCTGTTACAGGAGAAAAAGATGCTATGGAAGCAGAAACGAGATATGAAGAGGGTGATACTATTCCAGAGGGTAAAGTAATAGGTGATCCAAAAACTTACTCAACAACAAAAATATCTCCACAGCAAATTGATCACAGCAAACTTGTACCTATACTTGTAGCTGCTGTACAGGAACTTATAGGTAAGGTTGAAGCACTTGAAGCCGCTTAGTATAATACGTTTACATATTAAATTTTTATGACCCCACAGGAACTTTACGAAGAAACAAAATCTATTCTTGATTCTGATATTCAAAAAGCACAGCAGATTCAATCTGATATACAGGTAAAACAACAACAGTTAAATCAACTTACAACAAAAATTATTGGTAATCAGAAGTTAGTTGAAGGTCTTAAAAAAGTTGATGGTGTTTCTGAGGAAGAAAACTCTTAATATATAATCAAAATATTTAAAATTATTATGGCTGTAACTTGGGATGTTGTTGCTTTAGATGCAACAAAAACTGTAGGAAGTTTATCTGATGTCGTAACTATTATTCACTGGACTGCTAGTGACTCTGAAACTGTAGGAAGTGGTGATTCTGCTGTAGAACATACTGGTTCTTCTTATGGCTCTGTAGGGCTTGCTGAAGCTGACAGTGGATCATTTACTTCTTATGCAGATATAACAAAAGATAATGCTATAGCTTGGGCTAAGGCTGCTCTTGGTGCTGATGAAGTTACAAGAGTAGAAACATCTATTGCTGCACAGATAACAGAATCAAAAGCACCTACAACATCAACTGGTGTACCTTGGTCATAGTAATAACTGACCAATAAATATTGAAATTAATATAAAAACGATTATTATTGAGCTTTATTCTTTTTAATAATGCTTAAAAAAGTACTAACAATAGCTGCTGCTTCAGCACTATCAACACCTGCTTTTGCTGGATTCTACTTGAACGTAGAGAACAATGGTTCTTACACAGGGAAAAATTTCACAGGAAGCGGAACGGATCTGCATCTAGGGTATGAGAATGGTAATGCCTTTGGTAGCTACTACATTCAAGGAGGTGCGTATCTCAATAACCCAGATAATGCAGATTCAGAAACAAACTTCTCTGGTAAAGTTGGTGGTTCTGTGATTGCATCAAAGAATATTGATGTATATGGAGAGTTTTCTATAGTGACTGACGATACTAACAGCTATGGAACTAAGGTTGGTTTGAAGTATAAGTTCTAGTCATCATTGACAATGATACATAGAGTGGAGCCAATGCACATATAGAGCAAAAAGTTATAATGGTGACAGGTACTAATGCTTTAGCAAAGGCTTCTCTCATGGCTAAAATCTCTCAAATATTATCTATTTTAAGTTTTATTATTTCTACGTCAATGTTAGGCGGTGGTGTCTATGCTTACAAGTATTTTTCTTCAGAACAATTTAAGACAAGAGTAATGAATGAAGTTATGGAAAGAGTGACAGAGATTTTACCAACACAAATTGATAAAAAGTTACCAACATCTACTGGTAAATCATTGCCTCTTTAATGGAAATACCAGAAATTGTTATACCAGAAATAATAATTCCAGAAATAAATCTACCTCAGACTTACATACCTAATTACGAACATTCTAATATTAATGTTATTGGCTGTAATTATTACCACAGAGACACAAGAAATACTGGCAACAGAAATCTTATATTAGACGATCCGAATGGTGTTATAACTGACTGCCCCTTCCCATCATTTACACCTTTGATATATGACCCACAGAATTTAATTATTACAGAACAGGCAGCACCAGTAACAGAGCAAGAAAAGTTACCAGAGGGCAAACCACCAAAGACAGAAATACCAAAAAAGAAAGATGAAGAACCTTTAATTCCTGATTGCCCTAATAAAAATGATCGTAGAATTGGAGAATACACTTCAGAGGCTCGCACTGAAAGAATTAAATCTTATAGGAGAGGATCAGATGGTATTGAATGTATCGCGGAATACGAATCAGTCACATTTGTTGATTCTTTTCTTCCTTCTCCTAGTGCTGCTCTTAATGTGGCTACCATTAGTATTATCGCTGCGACATCTCCTCTCATTCTCAATGCTATAAAACCATTAATAAAAAATGCTATAAAAAAGATTTCAAACTTGACAAAGAAGAAAGACAAATCTACTTAATTTCTAATTCATGTGTATGTGGTATAACTTGATTTGGTGGTATTGCTACTTCTATCCCTTCACAAATACTTGCATACTTGCCCACAAAAGTTACACCTAAGTTTGCTTGCTCACCGCAGAGCTTCAAACGAAACATGGCAGTTTCTAATAAGGTTTTTTGATATAACAATTCTTGATTTTTTATATTTACCTCTGTAGCTTTCAGACATAATTCTGGTGCTTTACCTAAAGGCACAGTTATTTGTGCAGATATTCCATAATTTAAATTAAAATTTTCTTTCTCAAATCTAGGTGTTTCTTGTACATATTTGATCTCGCCAGTATCTTCATCATAAATATTTTGTCTCGTCACAGTTTCTCTAGGAGTGTTAAATGACCAAGCATCTGTTACATAAGGAGTAATTGTAAGACTTGGAGAGCTACATATTATCCCCTGAGACATTCTAAAAACTGGTGTAGATTGTGGGGCTATCATGGTTGCATTATTATTAACCGTGCCTTGTGCATTGCTGCTTGGAGATGCCACTGTAGTATTAGCTAAAACTTTTGTAGGGCAAAGAATAAGAGCTATTGCCCAAAGGTAGTTTCTACAGTTGTTGTAGTAGTGGTGTTTATGGTGCGGTTTATTGTTGTTATTGTGTCGATTCCACTGCCTATTACTGTTTCTACCAAACTGAATGGCTGACCTTCGTTTACTATTTTCCATCTTGGCACACCTTCCAGATTAGGGCTTGTGTATGAAAAATTAATACCATTAACTGTTTGAGTAGATTCTGCTGTAGGAATTGAATTGATATATCCATTGATGTCGTTACTTTCAATATTATGCCCCGAAACACTTACTGAATATCCTGTGCGGTATTGATAGCTGGTAATATTTTCTGTTACTACACTCTGGGAAGTGGAATTTGTACTTGAACTCCCTGTACGAAAGGTTGGTATAACTGGGTTTCCAAGGGTTTTGACAGGAAATAATATTATTAATAGCAAACAAAGTTTAATCAATCTATGGTTATCTGTACTGTAGTTGATCCTATGCAACTAGAACCTGATCCAAATGCACCACTACAAGTATGGACTCCTGATGATAAAGAAGTCATTGCTCCACTACCTAATGTTCCTCCAGAACCTATAGTTGTAGCTCCCGATAGATGAGGTAATGCTGCTATTCCTGACGATGGTGTAACTGCTGATGGTGTTGCGTCACCCATAGTAACAGATTCAGTTAAAGAAAAAGCTGACCCTGCTGTGGTAACTGCTTTATCAGTTTGTATAAGAGCAGGTACACCATCGGTGAGCGAGCCAACATTCAATCCTCCGATGGCATTGCTAGTGGTTGATCCTCCAGACGTTACTGATGGGGTGATATTTGACCCGCTAAGACTGTATGTAGTCCCCAATTTCTGAGTCGTTACAAATGGCATATCCACCGAAATTTGGGCTGATGTTACGAATTTCTGCTGAATGTCCGCAAAAGCGGCTGAAGGGAGCATAAAACAGGCAATAAGTAGCAGTTTTTTCATTTAATACCCACATTATTGTTCTTATT